CTGAAAGCTTACTTTTTCGCCAATATCCACCGCGAGAATGCTCCTACTAGCGACAGCTAGCAAGAATCAGACAACCTGCTAGAAGTTGAGACGCGACGCCTCACGCAGCGAATGAGCGCGACGAACGTGGGTGTAAGTTTTCAGCAAAAGCACCCCTCCGTCCTTGTGCCCCATCCAATCCGCCACGGTAGCGACATCGACCCCGGCTTCCATGCAAGAGGTCGCGAAGAAATGCCGCAAGGTATAGGGTGTGACCGAATCAATCCCTAAGCGTTCGCAAGCGTTATGGAGAGCCCGTGTCGGAGTGCTGATGTGGAACAGTTTCCCGGTCCGTTGCTCGAACCCTTCCCGCTCGATGACTTCTTTAAGTGCCTTGTTAATGGGCACCAGTCTCTCCTCGTGGTTCTTTGTTCCATCTTCTCCCCCTCGAATCACCAGCCAATCTCCATCGATGTCCTCGGCCCTGATTGCTGCCACCTCGGCCGGGCGGGCTCCTGAGTAAGCGGCAAACTCCACCATCGCCGCGCACTCGAGCGAGTGACGCTTGCCCTGTTCTCGGATCGTCTGGGCGAGCTTTCGAATCTCCTGGGCTCCTGGTATCTTTCGAACGGTCCGCCTGACTGGCTTTCTCCTAAGTTTTTTGATGGGATTATCGAGCCGACCGGTCTCCTCCATCGCCAGGACAATGATTGATCGAAAGACCCGGAAGCGAGAATTCGCGGTGACCGGTGCCACCCTATCATTGAGCTCCTGCCACCATTCCAGGCAATGCTCTTCATTCAAGCGGGCAAAGGCGACCGACATGACCGGCGCATCTTCGAGGCTTTTGATTTTCTTTTCGTAATCATATTTTGTCCCTGGCTTAATGTTGGGGCGTTTCTTTTCGCGACGCAACCACTCCCGAGCCCAGTCGCCCAGGGTGACAATTTTGCCAAGATGCTTCCCCTGGTATTGCCGCTTCCCAGCTTGCAATCTGCGATACAATCGAGACTTGGCGGTCGACATCGATTTAGTGCCCAGAGTGCCCTGACGAACCGAGCCATTTATTTTGGCTTTCCAATAGTAATTCCCGTAACTAGAAACGAACAGATTCGTGATGCCCGTCGACTTCAATCCCATCCTTTTTACCTATCCAATCCGCGAGAACCTGGCGAGATTTTTTGGATTTAAGGTTGGCCTTGGGGGTTGGCCTTGGGTTTTAGGGGTAAGTGGTGATTCCGCTCAACTCCCTATCAATCAGGGATTAAGGACAAAAAGGGGCTGTAGCTCAGCGGTTAGAGCAGGGGACTCATAATGTACGCCTGGACGTTCCAGGGGGGGTCTACAACGCTACTATAAGGGTTCCAGCGCCTTAAAAACCCCTAAAAAGGCCCTATAACGATCACATTTAACGGCTGAGGTTGGCCTTTTAGGTTGGCCTTTTGGCTTTTTTTCAGAGGTGTTTTTTGAGGGCCTCGAGCTCTTTTTCAATGACTCGAATTGATGCCAAAAAATCAAAGTCCTGGCGGTCCCGATCGCTCGAAGATCGAAGCCCAAGGAATTTTTTAACTCCTAAGGCAACGGCTAGGGCCATAAGTTGGCGTTTGTTGTCGTTTTTGATGAGCTCCGCCCCGTGGATGGTGTGGATAAACTCGCCTTCGATGAGGCAGGAAGGACAGTGCGTCCCGCGGATCACCGCAAAATTGGCTTCTTTGTCGTCGTCCAGGTCGCTCCGATCGGCTCGAAGGGACTGCTCAGGTAAGAGGTTCCCATGAGCGTCGAGGATCGCCTGGCAGAGCTTATCGCTCCTGTTTTGACCAGGCGTGGTGAACCCTTCAAAGGAGAGAGCGGTCTTTGAAGAGCTCCCAGCGTTGAAGTGATAGCTCACAAAAGCGTCGGCTTTGAGCTTATTGGCCAGGCCCGGACGGGCCCTAAGCGAGACGTAACAATCTTTTTCCCTGGTCAAGACGACCTCGCAACAGTTGGAAAGAAGGGCTTGAGCCCGCTCACAGACGTCGAGCGTCATTTGGGCCTCAGTAATCCCAACCAGTTCATTGACCGCCCCAGGGTCGCGGCCGCCATGACCAGGATCGAGGACGACAAGCGGTCGACTCATTTTTGATGAGGGATTTCGATCCCAATGATGGCCCCGCCGAATCCTGGACCAAGGTCATACTCGATCGAGGCCCCGCATGAGGGGAGAGCCAGGGCAAGAAAGGCAAAAAACAAAAGCACCGGGAGCCCTTTGATGACTTTCACGCCGTTGGCTTTGGCGGAGAACCCAAGAACGACCGGCAAGACCGCGGCCGAAATAAACTCGAGAGCCTCAAATTTTTCTTTGTCGAGCCAACCGAGCACCAAAGCGGCACCGGCCGCCGAGGCAATGAGCTTTCGAACTAGGGAGGCAAGGACAGAAAAACCTTCCTTATCTTTGATGCCCCAAATCAACATGAGGACCGAGAGCAACACTCCCCCGGAAGCTGACGCGATTTCTTGGTTCACAAAACCAAAGGCCGCCACCGCTCCGCCCACCGCATTGACAAGTTCGCGGATTTGACCGGCAAGAATCTTCTTAGTCATGCCTGGGAGGATTTCGTCAACCGTGCCCAGGGCTTACTTTTTGCGGAAGTTTCGCCAGGTGTTGGCGAGAGATAAAACGCCAATCATCAGCGCAATGAGTCCCGACACAATCGAGAGCGTGACTTGGAAAAATTCAATATGAGGCGAAACCGCGGCATAAGAGGCCGCCAAGATACCAGTCACCGGGTGGAACATCAAATGGTTGTCCATTATTCTGCCTCAAGTTCTACCGCGGCCGGTCGAATCAAATTAAACTCGGTCTGAGTGAGCTCTTTGATTGCATCACCCGCCGCTTCAATCATGGCGTCATCCTCCGGAGTAAACCTCCAGCAATCGATTGCAATTAGAATATTGCCACTTCCATCAGTCGCCATTTGCAGGAACTGAGACTCGGGAAGCCCTCTCAGAGTGGTGCCCTGGTTGTTTGGGTATCCGCGAGACTCATCGACCTTTTTTGATAGCTGGTCGTAGACCAAGACATCACAGGAAAAAAATCGAAAACCGGTCTTTGCCTGGCTTTCTTGGATTGGAGTCAAAGGCTCCTGATTTTCGGGGTTTTCGTCCATCATTCAACAAGCTCGAGCTCGTCAATCATTTTCAAATCATCCTCGACCGGTGGCTCCCAGCGCAGTCGTGCCAGGTAGGTTTCCAGGTCAATCTCTTCGACCCCGTCCATCTCGAAAATGTCTGTTTCTAGAATAATTTCCCTCTTGATGCAATAAAGGCGAGAGGTGGAAGTTTCTGGATCGAGAAATAAGTCCTCCCATTTTGCAATCCACCTTTCGGTTGTTTCCGACGGAAGTTCCCTGGCTTCGTTGCCTCGTTGTAAAAGCTCGTTATAATTTTCCTCGATTGAGAAAAGGAAGAAGCGATGAGTGGCGTCATTCATTTTTTAAAGTGTTACGTTGTTCACGATGATGCTCCAGCCCTTGGACTTGAGTGATGTTACTGCGGTGTTAGTCGCTGCACTGAGTGAGCCAGTGGATACATTGTAGGAAATTGTGATTTGTGGGCCTGATGATGGAGCTGACTGCCCACTTGTATCTATGGAGACTAGAATATTTTCGACCGAATTTGCCGACAAAGCCGAACAGCCTAACCAAGTGTTTAAAAAACTGTCGTTTGCCGGAGTCCCAAACCCGTCAAAAGCTCTTGGAGGGAAATCGACAAGACTCGTGCAATTTAAAAATGCTCCGTAAAACGCAATGTTGCTTGCATTTGCTGAAAACGAAATACCAGTTTCAAGACTTGTAAGATTTGAACAAGCGTCAAACGCGAGAACAAAATTATTGCCGTTATTTAATTCAAGAGCAGGAAAACTTGTAAGTCCACTAGACTTCCATGCGCTACTGAAGTTCACATTGCTTGCGCTCGTGCCGAGCTTTGCGCCCGCCGGGAATGACGTTAGGGCCGTGCAGCCGCGCCAAGTGTTTAAAAAGATGCTTGCATTCCGCGCATCAATAGCTCCGAAATTATCAAGAGAGGAATCCAAGAACCATGCGTAAGCAACATTAGTTGCACCACTTAAATTTAACGCTGGGAATGTAGTCAGTGACCCACAGCTTTGCCATGCGCTCTCAACGGATGTTGCGCTGGATAAATCGACTGACTTAAACTCAACGATGTCATTTCGACCAATCCAAGCGGCAAAGTAAGAAGCTGAAAGTGACCCGTCTAGGCTTCCTCTATCAATTAATAGTTTGCGAGCAGATTCAATATCAGACGAACTTGCCGACTCTGGCAACAGCATTACGCCATACAAATCACCAGCTTTGCGATACGATGCGTTTCCACGGTAACCGAGTAAGTTTAACCGAACTTGAGCATTGGCATTCACGCGATACATAAAGCAGCCGAGTGAAGTCCCGACGATTTGCCAGCCTGCTTGTGAAGTCGATGGAATATCTAGGTGGTCAGTGTTGTCTGCAAAGGTTACCTTGAATCCATCTGAGACAGGTTGGTGGTTAGCGGTGGATTGGGTGGCAAGCTTGTCGGCATCGCCATTGTCACTGCCAACAATGCGCCCACTCCAAGCACTCGAACCGGATGAGATTGGCCCAGATGGTGCCCTGGTTGCGTCATAGAAATAATAACCAGCGGAATCAATAAGACTGAAAATTGGGTGAACCCCTCGGCCATTAATGTAATCCCGGATTCTTTTGGCTGTCGCTTCGTCTGGCACAGAGTCAGCACTGAATAATGCAAGGAATTCTAGGTCGATTGCGAGATTAGAAGCACCAGTAGAATTTGATGAAATAGAATAGCGAGTTGCTGCAACACCAGTGTCGGGAATTGTAGTCACACCATTGTTTAAATCTGCATCGTTGACTTTACTTTTTTGCGAGCTAGGTGCAACGCGAGATTCCAATAGCAAATCCCCACGGTCATCGTCAAAAAGATTTTGATGCGTGTCAGCCGAACCACCAGAATACCTTAAGTTTAAAGTTTCGGTTGAGTCTAAACGGCGAAGTGCAAAGCCGGTGTTTTGGTAGTCGAAGCCTCCACTTATGTTAGCTCCAAATACGCGCCCATAAGCTTCACCACCATCACCAAGCACACTGAACGCAGCAAACATATAGCCGCCGTTGATGTTGTTAGCAAAGAGACCGCGAAGACCATCATTTACACCATCGAAGCGTAAAATATTTTTCTTCACCACCGTCACCGGGTCTTGTCCTGCCTTTATTAAACTCACCGGACCGCCGACACTTGCTTGAAACTTGGTGTCCCCGTGGCGAATGCTAGTTGACCCGTTGAAATCACAATCGAAGACGACCGCATTGTTGACCGTGAGCTTGGCTTTTTGAATCGCGTAGTTGCCTATGTGGTTGAGTGTTTGCTGGTTTAATTCTAAAATCCTATAAATCGCTGAACTTTGATTAGATGGTTGTGTAATATTAGCACGAGTCCCATCTACTTCAGCATATAAGTAGGTTCCATCGAATCCGTATTTCAGATTGAAAGGTTTCCCCAACGTAATTCCAAGGATGTTTCCGTTAACTCCTGACGCACCTTTGCAAAAAATAATTATTTGTGTTGCTGATATAAACAAGCCAAATCCAGTATCCCAATCCCCACCACCTAACGGTCTAACGTAGTCCCCAAACTGAGTTATAACAATGTCCACTTCAGCTTCCCAAGTCTGGTTGGCTCCAATCGTAACACCCGGCCCAGTCGCGTAGTTTCCAGAGGCGTTCGGGATGTAAAGATAACCACCAAGTTTGCCCTGTGGATTCTTGATTAAAGGCAATGCTCGAGGTTGATTTAGGGCGACGTCTTGCTTGGCCGAACCTCCGGCCTGACTCCCCCTCGCTGCGTTTTTTAGGAGAGGTACGCCTTCCAGAAAATCGGCTGTTGTATTAATTTCCTCAAGAACCGAATTGTTTGAGGGGCTCGTTAATGTAGATAATGTAAGGGCCATTGTTTGAAATATATATTATTAATTACAGGCTATCGCTATGGTATGGCCAAAATATCAAGCGTTTAATATGCCCTTGGATATGATAACCGTCTGCATATCGTCGGCCTATCGCTAAAGCGGTTGGATTCACCGGGACTAACCCACTAGCATCTCCGGCTTCTGAACTTCCATTCGACGAACCTACGAAATCATTAACCTTATATGATGCAGCGACTCGTTGTAATTGGTTTGCCGTGTAAGAGCCGAGACTCAAGTGAGCTTGAACACTGTTGTTTGCGGTTACGAAGACGCGAGCTACACTTTGCGTGTATACCGCAAATCTATTTTGTCCAGACGCATCATGTGCTTCTAGGTAATGCGGTTGGTAGGTCGCTGATTCTTTCGATTGCGCCTCAACGTAAAACGTCCCTTCACTTGCATTATAGAAACTACTAAAGGCACTGCCGGAAATAACAAGGTCGTCAGCGGCTCGCGTCACGGTGGAACCTGATGTGGGTATGTAGGACGTTAAGCTTCCGGCCTCTAGCTGTGCGCCCCAGATGTAGACTCCGCTTGTGCCATCTCCAGTGTATGAAGAAACAGATTCGGTATCAGAAACCCAAAACTCACATCGTGCTTGTGCATCTGAAGTATGACTCAGCGTAATCCGATACCAATCGTTTCCGATAAGCTCTATGCTTGAATCATTTGGTGTTCCGAGGTAAGTGCCGCCGAGTGTTCCACTAATTAAATCATACCAACGTCCGACTGATTGGTCTGCGAACCTGATTAAAACGTAACGTCTGCCGCTGTATTTAACAAACACGGAAATAGACGCGCTTGGTGAAACTGATGCGGTTGCTGTTTGAAAAGTCCGGTGAACCGAGTCGGTGTTATCTTCAATAAGTTTATAAGCGGTTGCAGTTCCATCAGGAGCAGTGTGACCGCCCTCCATTGTCGCTGCTGTTTTCGTCCAACTTGAATGGCTAAAGTCTTCACTGTAAGTAATCAAGTTTGTTGCCGAAGGTTCTATGAGAATAGCCGGGTAGCCTAAAGAGTTATCAACTCGAACGGTGTTCGGTTGAGCGATTTCAATTTCGCCGTCTAAATTGACGAAAGTTGCATTTCCTGCCCGCGTCGCTGTGATTACGTCAAGCGATTCTTGTTTTGTAGGGTCGAGGTCCAGGGTTGGATTCTCGAGGGTGCCAATCATCGAGCTCTCAGCGTCGAAAAGAAGATATGGGTTAAGATCTAAAGGGTTGAAGATAGCCCCATTGCGATCGAATTGATAGACCCCGCAACTACCATAAAGACCGGCACTGCTCTGGAGCCCTGATGGTGTTAGTGTGTCGCTCATTTTGCCTCGGTGACGGTATAGAAAATCCCGGCCGCTCCTGGTGTGATTTTGAGCTTGTTTGCCCCTCCTTCATAACGTCGACGATCGCCATCTAAAAGTGTGCCCTCGGTTTTCGTAACGTCACCAGCAACCGGGTCCGCGACTATTGATTCAACCAAAATCGAACCTTCGTCTGTTGTAATAAAATAAGTTTTCCCAGGACTGCAATTTATGATTTTTGGGTCTGTGCTTGTGGACAGTGGCATTTTCTTTTTTAGGGTTTGATTTTATTTTTTAAAGTTGAGTCGTCGCCAGCGTTCCATTGTTTTGAACTTGGACCCGGTATCGGTTTCCGTTAGGGCTTTTTAAAATTAAGCCGTTGGCCGAGCCTGTCGTTTCTAGGTCGCCCGGGACTGTCAATATTGAGCTTTCGAGAAGATTGGTAATGACCTGGGTTTTTTGCGACGCGGTAAAGTTGGTTGGTGTCGTCGTAACTAAATCCTGCTTCTCAATCGTTCTCCCATCCGCTCCACCAGTTAGATTCCCAGCCGCATCAGACGACGAAACCGCTGCTAAAAGATAGCTGATAGAGTTGCCCGAGGCTCCTGCGAGCTTGGCCGTAAAATCCAAAAGGATGGTTGAACTTACGATTGTTTTGGTTGCAATTACTTGAGTCGACGCTGCCCTGGTTCCAACAAGTGTAAAACCTGTTTGAGTCACCCCCCCGGTGTTTATCAATTCTGCCAAGGCCGTCAGCCACTCATCCCAGTCTCCATTCCCGGAATACCTCAAATAAGGAACCGCGGGAGCGCTACCGGTCGACCCGTCCCAAAGATTGACAGACCAGGTTCCGACGGTTAGGGCTCCCGCGGAAATTGAAATGGTTTGGGTGCCTGCAAATTGAGAAACCGCCGAAGCCTTGACCGCGGGAACTTCCGACGGGATTTGGGCAAGCACCCCGACCGTGGTTTTCACTACGTCGTTATAAATTTTTCCCTTTAAAGTGTCGGTTGAAGACCATCCGCTTCCAGGAGTTTGCCAAGAGACTTCGAACATCGCGTTGATAAATTCGATGTCGTTTGTCGAATCACCATCTTGGTTTAGAAGGGCATTTAGAGCCGTCAGATCATACATTAACGTCCCAACGTGAGCCCCCCCGGCCGACGCGGCATTTGCAAAGTTCGAGCACTCAATCAACGGACAAGCCTCGTATTTACCATCCTGCTTGCCCTGGAAGATTATCAGCGAATCATCCGGGAGTGAAACCAGGCTTGTGGACTGGCAAAATTGGAGAGTAACCGTGCCACTGTCTCCGCGCTTGTGATCGATGCTAGTGGTTTGCCCACCAAAACCAGGAGCCCCGACAAAGCGGCCCTGATCGAGATCTACATAAAGCACCATAGTGCGCGAAGCAACGTCAACCGATTAAGGTGAGCTAGAACCACATGATGGGATTTGTATCGTTACATCTCCAGCATCACCCGCGTCTTTCAATAACCCATCTTCAAACTCTAAAGTCACCAAGCCATTTGAGTTGCAATCCTGTAAAATAATTTTTTTGTCGACGTTGTTTCCTTGTATTCTGACGACTTCATTATCACCAACAATTTGAATTTGCTTCCGATCAGTTGCTGCTCCCTGAGTAAGTGGCCTAAATTGCGCCTTATCAGCGCAAGAGTTGGAATCGTTGTCAAAATCGTATTCGACATAAACATTTGCTTTAGTGCCCGAAGTGCTTTCCCCAATGTTTTCCCCTTCAAAATCAAGTTTTATCGAGTTGCTATCAAGAGCCCCTTTAAGCCCATAACAGCCATTAACCCGGTGGAAATTGTACACGCCATTTTCCTCATCGTGTTCTTTAAAAACATCGACGCCCGTTCCAACATTATCGCCAGTCCAAAGATAAGGCTCGAGGTCTATGTCTGATCGCCGCCAGACTTTGATTTCTACCTCACCAGAAACGACGTCCAGGTCTAAAATCCTGCGATACTGGAAAATCTCTTCTGTCCCTGAGTCGTCAGGATCGGCGGGAAAATAATGCCCGCTCACTTCGTCGCGATCCAAAGCGACTAAATCAACTGGAGTAATCAAAACGCCGTCGGCTTGTCTTTTGATTTTACAATAAACCGAAAAACCGTCTTCGACACTTAGGGAAGGGAAATCCCCGTTGGTGTCTTTTTGGTCCATTGGCGTTCCATTTATTCTGGGGATTGCATAATCGTAGCCATCATCACCATCCGCCGCCGCCACTGGGTTGGCTGAACAGACTCGCCCAGGCTCGAAGCGCAAATCATAATCATTCCCGCCATCCGACTCAACTTCGATGACCGAAAACGGTGGATTAATTCGAGGCCGAAATTCTTTGTTTTGTTTTATTCTAAGTGTCGTCCCGCTTTTGTTAATTGTTCGAAGGTAACCGGTTCCCGGCTGAATGATCGAACTTCGAAGAGCGGCCAGGAGCTTGTTATAATCTTCCGCTTTTACTGGGTCGCCTTTTTTTACGTCGGCGGGTAAATCAATCACGTTGCTCATGGCTTAACTGTAGTAACGTGCTAACCATCCACCACGGCCCGAGAGCTCCCAGGTGATTTCGTTTTCGTAGACTTTGCCCCGCTCACGCGAACGAATTCCAATGTTTAACCAATTTCTCCCGGCCGCAACTTGTGGAGGGTCGCCTTCTGGATTAGGGACGCTTTTCCCAATATCATTTAAACCAGTTGGCTTTTCTTTTGAAATCCACCGTTTTGACCAGGTGACCCTGGGCTCCCGGTAGGCTTCGATTCCTTTTTTAGTGTCCCTGTAAAGCTCGAGCTTTTCATTGGCCCAACCTGTTGTATTAGGCTGCTTTACTGTTTTGCCATCCTCTCCTCTTGGAGGATTTGTTGCTAACTCTACCGCTTCAAGGATGTCCTGAGCACTTAAGGCGTCATAGCGGTGGTGAGTCGAAATAGGTTCCTCGCTTGTTGAGATGTCCAAATTATATTCCTCTTCGGGCTCATCTGAACCATCGAACCCAAAGGAAGCTCCGGCATAACCCGCGGTAATCTTGGCAAGCCCCTCCTGGAAGATTTCAAACGAAACCGTTTCAAGAGCTAAGTAAGGAAACTTTGGATGCGGGCTCCCCTGGCGGGGCATGAGATTCAAAAGCTCAGATTCTTTGCAGTGATACATTTGCGTCCCCGTCCAAAGTCCCGCGTTATCTTTTGAAGCCTTGAAACCTGGCATTGCGACCAGGTTCCCGGGGTGATAAATTTTGTTCGCCATCGGAAAGAGTTAGTTTGTCAATTAGCCAAAGACTGCGGTCGTCCCGTTCCCGGTATTAAAGGCGATGTCCTTTAGGAGCTTGTTGCGCTCCTTATCCATTCGAAAAATGACGCTTTGCCCTCGAGCTCCATCACCGCCGATTCTCCCTAAGCTTGAAACAATCGGCTTTAAAATCTTAAAGCTAAAACGGTCTTCTTCCTTTTTCTTTTCTTCTTCTTTTTTATCCAGCCCAAACAAAGACGCCCGAGACGGATTCCCGACGTCAGTAATATCCGGCCGGTCGACTTGGCTAGAATTTTTTTCCCTTTCTCTCACCGCATCTAAAAGCGGGTTTATTACGTCCTGTAAATTTTTTCGATGCTTTTCCGAGTCCATTAAAGTAGGCACGAATTTTTTGAAGTCGCTAAAAATAGCTTCTTGGCCACCATCAACCCTATCAAAAGCATTCATCGCCTCCTCAATAAGTTCATTTCTTTTGTTCTCTAGTGCTTCCCGCCCAAACGGATTTGGGACGCTTGAAACGTCGGGGACAACTAACTCAAAAGCACCTAGCTTCATGGTCTTTAAAAAAGCTTCCATTTTGGACGACGAAAAGATTCCGCCGATGATTTCCCCAACCCCGACCGCGGCCTTCATAAGAATTTCGCCCGCCGTTGCAAATCCTTGAACGACAGCGTTTACCAAAAAGGAAGATGCAAACAAAAAACTGCTTTTCAAAAGCTCTCCAAGAACACCCGTTTTAAATGCTTCTGTAATAACTAAAACAGCTTCTTTAATATTCTGACCAAACCTTTTGGCGGCCTCACTATTTTCATCCACTAAAGAAATTAAAGCGTTTAACACTGGCTTTAGTGACTCCATTAAACCTACACCGACATTTCTGACTAAATCGTTAAGTTTGCCGACTAGAGTTGATAATAGTCCAGAAAATGTTTTTGATTGTTTATCGAGCATCCCGGCAAATTTACCTCCGCTTCTAGACATATTAGTGAAAGCTTTTTCGAGCTCTGGAAATCCGACCTTCCCGTCAGAAACCATTTTCTTAATTTCTGAAGTTGTAACCCCCAAAACTTTCGCAAGTTCTTTTTGGATTGGAATGCCTCTCCCAGCCATTTGATTGATGTCTTCACCAAAGAGCCGACCGCTTACCTGAGCCTTTCCGTAGATTTCTGCAATCTCACCAAGTGGCGCACCAATGCCCGCCGCGACGTTTCCCACTTTTTTAAGAACATTGACGACCTCGTCGGCTTCAGTCCCAAAAGCAATTAAAGCCCGGCCAGCCGAAACAACCTCATCAGGTTTTAAAGGAGTTGAGTTTGAAAACTCCATCAGTGCCTCAATAGCCCGATTTCCTTTTTCTGCGCTCCCGGTCATCACCTCCATCGCAACCGAGACTTGTTCCATTTCCGCGGCAAGCTTTAACCCTCGAAAAGCGGAACCAATCGCCGCAACCGAACCCGCGACCGCCCCGCCAAGAGCTAAATTTTTTGCCGCTGTTCCTAGACCCGAGAGCATCCCTTTTGCCTTTGAGACTGCTCGGCCTAAACCAGTGGTATCTCCGCCGACTTTGAACGTCAATGCTGCCATACTTTAGCCCCTGGTTGTCAATCTTTGAGACCGTGTCGGGCTCTAAGGTCTTGGAATCCATCAAAAAGAGAATCTCTCTTTGCCTGGTCTCCTTCCTCGAGCTCCATTGTCGTTCCATTGGCCACCGCTACCGCGTGAAGGTATCGAAGACCTCTAGCGTAGGGCAAACGCCACAAAACAAAATCATCATCCCGGCCGGTCACAGGGACCAGGGCGGAAACATAGGTTGCCCACCAGGGAGCTTCGTCACCTGGCGGGTTGATTAGGCTTTCGAAGCCCGACGGGCTCTCTTTTTTTTTGGCACTGCTCGAGCGGCTGAGATCGCTTTTCGCTCGGCTTCGACAACGTCCCAAAACTCCATCAGTGTTTGATCCTGGAGGTCAAACCCGAATGCCCTGGTTGCAATCTTCCATTCTTCATCGCTGAGAATTGAAAGCTCCGCGAGCTCTTCCCCGCTGCAGACCGATACCATGAAAGCCTCGAAGACGTCGAACGAGTCGACCGAGTCACCTTCTTTTAGATTCCCGGCAAAAAGCTTGTTTCCTTTGTCCTCGAGGAGAGCGATTCGCCCCGCCGTGAGAGGGTAGAGCGTATGGTCTCCGACTTTTGGACGTTTTGAGAAAAGCGTGAGGACCAAGTTTTTGTTTTTCGCCTTACTCATTTCGACATCCTTCCTAAAATGATTTCCTCAGTCTCGCTTGATGCGTCCAGGGGAAGCATTGCGAAGCTTTTGCCTCGGCTAACCCATCCATAGGGAACCTTTTTATTAATGAAGTCCAAAAGACCCCGGTAGTTTTTGACCGCCGCGATGGCATACGCAAAAGGATGGTCGGGATTCTTCTCGACCCATTCATTCCCCTGGGCCCAATATCCAAGGAGCTCTCGAGTCCTAAACTTTCCGCAGTTTGAGAGGGGCTTAAAATAGAATTGATACGTTGACCCGCTCAAGTGCTCGCGAGTGATTATCCTGCATGGTTCCGCGTCGACCGGCTCAATTCCAAGCGCCATGAGAGCCCCGGCAAGAAGTGAATCCCTGGTGTCGAAGTTCGCTTCGTCGCTGTTGCCGCCCATCGAGACGACCGGGCCGCCTCGTTTTAAATTTTGTTCTGTCATCAAAAAGATTTAACCCGTCAACCAGGGCACAAAAAAGCGGCCGCCGGGAGATGAAAAACACACACAGAACCCCGGTCGACCGCTCATTGTCGGTGAGAAAATTATTGGGCCGCACCTAAGAACGGAGCGAAAACACCGGTCAGGTCTAGACTCTTAAATGCTTTATTGCCGTAGCCTAAACTTACCCCGGTCAGGATTGTTTCTCCAGCGTCGTCGTCAGATGCTCCATTTACAAAGCTGGCGGCGTCGATAGAATTCGCAACTGCGAGAGAGGCTCCCAGATCCGTAGAAAAAGCACTTCCACCAGTTTTGACAAATCCGTTTATGGAAATTGACGCTTTGGCATTTGTAAACCCTGCCGCGACATCATCACCAGCTTCATCAGGGAGAAAAGTCTCGTCAATGCTGTAACTGACCGAAAGGTCTTGGGCATACATACCAACTTCTGCGGTGACTCCAAAAACAGCCGCTCCGTAAATCTTTGCGCTCATACCCCGCGGAATGCCGTCAACCTTTAGGCCGGGTCCAAGCCAACAATCACCGCCGAGAATCCCACTCGGCCCAGGAGAAACTTGTCCTCTTGCTCGAAAGCTCCGTCGGTGGTTCGAAGGTCAAAAACTTTGAGCTCATCACTTCCCAGGCCGCGAGCGTTGTCGGTGTCGTTTATCCAATCGATTGCCCGAGCTCGAAGAGCGTCGTTAACCTGGGAAAGCTCGCTCCTTTGCGTGGCGTCCGCGACGTCGCGGTTTCGAAACTTTAAGATCACCTCACCGTCGAGCTCATAAACCCCGTCGAGTGCCTCGTGCTCGACCGGGTCTTGAGCGTCCAATATAAGAGTCTTGGCCGCCTTTGTGCCGCCATAGTCTCGAAGCCTGGGAGTTAGGTTTAAAGACAGGTCTTGATTCAAAAACTCGCCCAGGGCGACTAGAAGCCGATCAGATACCACCATGCAGAGAACCCGGCTCGTCAATCGTCAGCGGTTAATTTTGCGCTCGGCCTTTTTAAGCTCGGCCTTAACTTTTCTTCTCAGGACATTTCTCAAAACTCGGTCTTTTGACCTCATCACTTTCTTAAGTCCCCGCTCGCCCATTACCCGATCACTGGCAACGTGAGCGGGCTCGGCCTTGAATGTCCAAATCGCTCCAAAAATGCTTTTTTTGCGCCGCGAAGAACCGGCCGACTTCCATCTCTTGACCCAGGCGGAAAATCTTCCTTTTAAAGCTCCAGGGTCGCCACCCATCACCGAACCTTTTGCAGTTCCTACAAGCTTCAAAACTTCTTCCTGGTAAATTCGATAAACACTTCCAAGAATCATCGCCTCCCGCCCTTTCCTGGTTCGACCTCGAGCTCCTCGCCGGGACTGGTGGAACCTTCGAGCTTCCGAAACCGAGGTAATGACTCCTCGACTTCCTCGAGCGGATTCCGGCATCACTCGAAAAATGTTTCGAAGGTCTTTTCGAACCGCCCCGCGTCCCTGGGCGAGTGCTTTGTTTCCGGTGCCAAATGGCTGGACGTTTCTTACGACCGTATCCCGCACCGCTTTCGCGGCCTGGTTCGCAAACTCACCGGCCGAAAGCCCTAGCTTCCTTCGGAACTTTTCGGTTTCCCTGGCAAGCTCGCGAGCTCCCTGGACTTTGACCTTCAGCCTCATTTTTTGGCGTTTTTGCCATACTTGAATGAATCCCAATTTGACCCACGGTCTTCATTCGCCTCGAGCCATTTGTCACAAGCCTCCCGGACCTCATCGAGAAGCCTGAGAGCCTTAAACTCGACGCCGCAAAACCTTTCCATTCCAGCCTTGTAACCAGTCCCGCGGCCCCGCTTTTTGTAAGCTAATCCTTTTTGATTTCTGCTCATCTTTTTTTAGACTGTTTCAAGTTCGACACTCCAAGCGACGTCACCAGGCTCGAGCAAACATTCCTCGACGCGATACTCAACCGAATCCAAAGTGACCGCGGTTTCCCTGGGAAGCCCAGCGGCCGGAAGGTTAGCAGTTCGAACCCGGACCATCACGCGGCCCTCGTTTTCGAACCCGCCGGGCTCGGCTCCCTGGACGACCTCGAGCCCCGACCTCGAGCAAGCAAAGGTCGAACCATTGTAGGTCATCGAACCAGGAAAGACGCTCTCAAGCGATTCCTGGGCTTTCTCTAAAAATGCAATTCGCGACGTCGCCAAACCCATAGCAAGACCGAGGTCGTCAATCCACCAGGGCACAAAAAAAGCGCGGAAAGCCCCCCAGCCCTCCGCGCTTGCAATGGTTGTTTTAAATCCTAGGTGCCATCCGTGATGATAGCCCCAGCGGTAGAGTCACCCACAGCAGCACCAAGCATTACGCTGATGTTCATGTAGCGAGTGCGCGTCCCAAGATCAGTGAAGCTTGAAAGGTAAGCGGTCAAACCTCCAGGGAGCTCGACTGCTTCGTAGAAGCTGAGGAGATCTTGGATCTCATCGTCCATGATTGGCTCTCCGGAAGCGATTGCAAGGGCGTCAGCGGAACCGACAAAACCGATTGTGTCGTCTTCGGCACCGTCCCAACGATTGTTGACCCCAATAGAATCAAATCCGTAAGCCCCGGCTTGACCAGGAAGGAACGAATCAGAGTTGGTAGGAAGAAGCTTTGAATAATAAGCTCCGTCGAGGATCAGGTGACGAGTTGGGAAGTCTTTAGTTCCAGCCCAAACGGTCTGAAGGTCGCTGGAGTCAAAGTTTGCTGCGGTTGAATCCAGAACAGCGGCCCCATAGTTTGCTGCGGTGATTGGAGCAAAAACCGCATCGCGGCAAGCGGTTCCAATAACCTGGAGATTCTTCCGAAGAAGTGAGCGAAGACGATGCCCATTGTTGAGCTCGGCTTGTGTGACTTTAAATGAAATCGAGTGCTGGTTGACTGTTACGGCACGAGCGATTTTTGTGGAGTCACTGCTTGAGGTATAGCTCGAGGGATTCGTCTGAGCGGTTGCGCCACCCGAAACGACTTCGACTTGAATCCGGCTGCCAGGCGCGACTGGATTGACAGCAACGTCTAAGCTAAAGTTATCAAGCACGGAAAGAACCGGGCCAAGGGTTGTAATTGATTCCTCGGCGAGTGTGTCCACTGCGAGGGCTGCTGCAAATGTGTTTGCCATTTTTTTAGATAGTTAAGTTGTTTTTGGTTTTAGTTTTTCGCCCTTACTCCGATTGAAGTCTTTCGATTTCCTTGCGGTTTTTTGCAAAGAATTCTCTTCGCTCCTGACCTGGTTGCATTGCCAGGTAAGACTCGAGGACGTTGCCAACATTTTTGGCATTTGGAGCCGGAAGGTCGGCCGCTTCTGCAAAGTCAAAACCACACTCGATTAAGCGGGATTCGACCGTAAGCGCACAGTTTTCCAGTTCCTTGTTTTCGGCTCTTAAAATCTCAAGTTCATCCTGGATTTTTTCGAGCTCATCAACCCGGCCGGAGAGTTCCGCCTCGAGTTTTTCAGCACGGACAAGAGCAGCTTTTGCGCTCGATTCCCCGTCGTTCTCGGCGCTCTTATCACCCGATAAGGCTGCCAAAATTCTGGCCCAGGTCGACAGCTCGGCTTTTGCCTCCACTTCGTCCTGCAATTCTTTTTCGATTTCCTCCTGGTCGGCCTCGATCTCGGCCGCTTCCTGGTCGTCGGATTCTTGGACCTGGTCTTCCTCGAGTGCCTCAACCTCCTCGACCTGGTCTTCCTCGAGGGCGGGCTCTTTGGCTTGGAGCTCGAGGACTGCCTCGGGAACATTCTCAAACTTAGAAACAAGAGTCTCGAGGTCGGCACAAGCGGCCGCCTTGACTGGTTCGAGAACGCGAGTTGCAAATCCATGTTCGACCGCGTCTTCTCCATTCATCCAGGTTTCGGCCGCCATCATCTCGGCAATCTCTTCTCGGTCTTTCCCGGTCGCGTTGGCATAAAAATCAGTAACGTCGTCCTGGAGTTTTCTCATGAGTGCCGCCATGCTTTCAAGTTCTTCGGCTTCTCCGAATGCTCCGCCGCTTACGTTGTGGATCATTACGTAAGCATTTTCCGGGACTTCGATCTCGTCGGCTGACATCAAAACAACCGAACCCATTGAAGCGGCAAGCCCTTCGACCCTGGCGACAACGTGCGCCGGGTGGTTTTTGATTCCGTTGGCAATCGCCCAGCCATCAAGGACCGAACCACCCGGTGAATGAATCCGCAAATCTATGGAGTCGACGTCTCCGAGGTCTTTAAGCTCTCGCAAAAACTCGGAACCAGAAACATCCCAGCCACCAATCGGCCCCATAATGTCGACCCGCGCAACGCGGCCGCCTTCGTTCCGGGGCTCGAGGTCCGCGGAGTTGCTGATTTCAAACCAAGATTCTTTTGCCATAGCTTGACCGTATTGCGTCAACTAAAGAAACTTGGTCACGATCTTTGTGAACCTGGTCCACCCCCACCCCATATCGTCGACAATGTAACCAGGCTTCCCGATGACAGCCGAAAAATGATCCTGGAGCTCGAACCGCTCCACCACCGCGGCGGCGTGTGGTCGTCCTCGAGCAGTCCACAAGATGACCTCGAACCCCTCGAGCTTTTTTTGCTTCGCCCAATTTGCTAGAGGCCAGTTGATTTTCCCCCGCTTTAGAAGCGTTCCGTCGACGTCAATCGCGAGGCACCTCGCCGGGGCAAACTTACTTTTTGCCATCGTTAGTCTACCAACCCGGCCGCGGCCCGTTGTTCCTGGATGAATGCTTTTTCTCGAGCGACTTTTGCTTCCTCGGTTTTCCAGTCTTTCCCCTGGCGAGCCCACCATTCTTCACGAGTCATTAACCCTTGATCGAGGAGAGCCAGGTCAAGCTTCCCGTCACGACCGCGATCGATTGTCAAATCTGCTTGAGGAATCCAAGAAGTCTTCCACCAGGTCGCTTGCAACTCTGCCGGAATAACCAGGTTTCCTCGCTTAGATTCCTTAGCGGCGAAATACATCCAAATCTTTTGACAATCGCGTCTCATGCGTTCTTGCTCATCAGCGACAAACCGGCGAGTTTCAGCCATGACAAAACGCATCCCTGGACCGTTCATTTTCGACGCGTCCCAAAGAACCTCGGGAGAAAGCCCTCCGTGAGGAAGTCCCCAAGCCATATCGCGAATTAACCAGGACAAAAGCCCGAGCACGTTCGGATGAGGCCGCGTGTCGTTCATGGTTTGCAAGCTTTGCCCTGGAGCAAATTCCTGGAACCGACCGCCCTGGACAACATCTTCGACGCTTAAAATATTCCCATCCGGTAAAGTTTCGCCAGAAGCCAACCCTTCGACCTCTGCAATCTCGGCCGTTTCTCCAGCGGCCTCGAGGAATCCTCGAAGGTCTTCCCCTGGGTCTTCGTTGTTTTCGGTGTTGGCCGCTTGTTCAATCCAAGCCCCCCACAAAGCCGCCACTTTAACCGCGTGTTTTGTGTCGGCTATAATTTCGACCATATCGAGGAAATTCGCCACCGCGTGAGCAAGGCCCGACACTGATCGAACCCGCCCGGCTCTTCCTCCGATTGAATGATAGATTGACCGATCGCGGGAAACAACTTTGGCCGCCTTTCCTTCATCGTCTAAAAGCTGAAATCCAGAGCGTCCCCCAAAGCGATCCAAAAATATTCCATCATAAAGGTTTTCCGGTTGGTCCCGTCTCCCTTGACCGTCGCCGATTTGGTTACCCTCGTAACACATCACCCGAGCCGCGCCATCCGGGCCCGAAGCTAGAACAGTCAGGCAATCGCCCGTTCTGATTTTTGACTCGCGGACCCAAGTCTGCCAATCGTTAAAATCAAAGTTTCCGGCAGCATCAAATGCCAGGTGATTTTTAAACCGGTTCCCGACCTTCTCCTCGATTTCGGCTTCGAAGTCGGCATTTCCGGCTTGGCTCTGCGGGTGAAGATTCCCGACAAGTCGAGCCGGGCCCTCAATGGCACGTTTTACAAATCCGACATTTTGCTCGGCTGCTTCGACCTTCCTAGAAATCTCAAGCCTTTCCGTAGGTGAAACTCGACGCTTCGGATTAAGCGACGGCATAACAACCCGGCCGCGTCGCTCGGAATGCCTGGCGGCATCCCAGGACGAAATCATTTTGACTAGGTCAGATTTTGTTTTTGGCAATCCGTCAACTGGTCCCTTTGAGGCCGCTTTCCTAGCTTGAACTTTCTTTCCCGCCCTTGTTCCTCGCCGTGATTTTTTTGAGTCCTGCCCCATGCGTCGGAGCGACTACGTCAACAGACTAAAATCCCCACTCGCGGAATCTAAAGTTAACGTGATTCATTTTGCGGTTAGCCCCTCCGTTAGTCGCCCCGGCATCCGTTCTTTTCCTAAGTCCAATAGCGGCCTCATAGGTTCTCACCTTTAAGTCCAGGGCACCAGACCGATATTCTCCAGTCGTTCCTGATTCTTTCATATTGGCACCGGTCACCACTACGTCGGCCGACATCGCCTCCTCGAGCTCCGCGGTTGCGGCGTCGAGCTTGGTGGTTAATTGTGCGACAGTGTGAAGTCTTGCCAGGCTTCGAACCAAGGCACGGTTGATCGGTTGACTCATATCGAGCCCCCGCTTGTCAATCTCTCACCGCGGAGCGGCACCAAACATCCCGACCAATCACCGACATCTTGACCGCGTCCCCAAAGTCGTTCCCTGGTTCGTGCTCCCAGGCCCATTTCCCGGCCTTTTTAATTTGATACTCTCGGCAGAGCTCAAGCAAAAACTCGTCATCTCGAAGGGCATCGACGGGAAAACTAAGCTTTCCAAATTGCTCAACCTCAACCCCTTCCTCGTCGACCTGGTCGCGGTCCAGAATGAGCGTTCGAAACAAAAGCCTTCGATATGAATCATCGTCGTAGTGAAGCACCTTGACCAATCTCATCCCTTCTTGGGTTGTTTTGAAAACCCGGCTTTTACTCCATCGAAGAAGGTCGCCACCGCGTTGCCTCACTTGCATTCCTCCTATTCCCTTTGATGGATTAAAAATTGGCGCCAGTTTCGAGCAATTCTTTCGAACCTCATAAGTCCGGTGGCCGCCCTCGTCGGTCAAATTGCATCGGACCGAGTATTTCACGCCATCGTGCTCGATTCCGGCTCGAGCCCAGGACAAGAAATTTTTCCAGGTTAAAAAGGAACCCCAATCGGAAACCATAATATCACCTTCGGCCGAATAGCCCACTTTAACAGCCTTCCAGGAATCGTCCTGGGTATCCGCAAAGACGCCGCAAAGTATGGGCTTTTTAGGAACGGTTCCCCGCCGGTATTCCCCGCACATATCCCGGACGTCACTCAAGCGCACCCTTCGAGCTCCGCCTTCTGCCCAGGCTTCCCCGAGTCGATCTTGGAGAAATCCTTTGAGCTTTACCGGCTCTCGCCCGGCCGCGTGTTTTTCAACTGCGAGATTCCCCCACCGTGAATTCTCCCAAAGTGCGTATAAATCGTTATGGTAAAAGCTCATTCTTTTCGGGAGCCAACCAGGAACTTTTTCTTTCTGGTCCCCTTCCCCTTTCTCGACGTAATTCGTGGCTCTGACTTCCCCGTTTGCGAGCATTTCTTTTTTGTCGCTCTCATGGTGCATTCCGCCACAAGCTTCGCACTCGTATTCCGCCCCCTGGATCACTTTAGCTAGATCGAGATCGCCAAATTTGTCGCGCAAATGTTGGTAGCGGACTTGGCTCATTTTTAAAAACTGAAAATGTCCGCAATGTTTACACGGAACAAAATCCCGGTGACCGCTCCCGGTTGTCACAAGCTGCCAGATTTGACCCTCCTCGATGGTCGGTTTTGAAAAGCCCAGGATCTTTCCGCTAACGGTCGCTTTGCCCCGTTGCGCGAAAAGGTGAACCGTCGAACCGTCGACTTTAGTTTCTTTGTGAGTATCGACTTCATCGATCACGACCAGGACAACCCCAGGTTTCGAAGCGGCCTGACCAACCGAACCAGCACCGACAAAATAAACTTTCATGCCTGGGAGAGAAATGACGTCGCCTTTCAAATAAGACTCTGGAAGCTTCTCAACAATCTCCCCCATAGATTGCGAGCTTTTCAAAAACTCTACGTATCTTTCCGCGATCGCTCCCGCGTTTTTCTGTGCGTCGATACCATATACAATATTCCCGGGCGCATAATCTGCCCTTCGAACCATCTCCATCAGTGAATGAGCAGTAACCGCGGCTTGGGAACCTTTTGCCCCATAACACTCACGCCACCTTTCACCGCCGCCACCGTCCAGAAATTCCTCGAGGAACCGAGAGACTGAAGGAGTCATCTCGCGGGAATACGGCCCGGCGTAATCGGCATTTTCGGCCGAACCGAGAATAATATTTTCCTCGCAATAGTCGCCAAAGTTTAAGCGAGCTCGAGGAACCCAAACCCGTTCCTGGACCTCCCGCGAAAAGGTCGAGACTTCAACCCCGATTGAATCTAAAAAATCACTCTTCATTTCTCAGATAGAACTTTCTCGAGCTCCTTATCCCAAACTCGTTCCCATTCCTTATCGCTGACCGTTTCAAGAAGTCCTTGGCGAGCTTGCACACCCAAGACCGAGCCGCTGATTTTTTTGCGAAGGTCTCGCTGGACCGGTTCGAATTCTTTTAAGACCCACTCGCGAAGAAGCTCGCGAGCGACCTGGACCGCGTCGTCTCCTTTTTGGGCCGCCCGTTTCATTTCGCTTGCTTCCTTCCATTGCCTTCGAGCTTCGCTTGTGCTCACTCCTCGAACCCGAAGGACTTCATACATTTTGGCGGCCCGCTCCTCTTCCTCAACAATTCGCGAAAAGGTTAGATCCATCCCCACCCTCTCCAGGGCTTTCTTAATGACCTCAATCGGGCCCATGTCAATTTCAACCTGGTCGACGACCTCAAGCCCCGCCTCGATTCGAAGCTCTCGAGCCCTGGTTTCGATTTCCCCTTTGGGAGCTTTGCCAAATGCGTCGCGATACCACTCGAGAAGGTCGTCGGGATTCTTAGTTTCAAAAGGGACTAAACCCCCGAGCTCTTCCGCTTTCTGAATCCAATTTTTCACGGTCCGAAGCGTGACCCCCCACCGTCGAGCCCAAAGTCTTTCCTGGTTGTCAGTTTCTTTGAGTTCGTGAGTCATTGTTTTCGTTTTTTAGGTGTTAGGTCGAAACTAGGTTTTCCATGATTTGAATCCCATAGAGCCTGGAATCTCGAATTTCGTCGTTCACTCGTTCCCGTTTTTTCCTAACTCGCCAATCGGGCTTTTTTGTAAAAAGCTCACGAGCAAAAGGACTCTTTTCCTTATAAAAAGGCACTACGTCTTCTTGGGCACACCATTCTAAATAACTGTCGTAGATGTCTTCCATCCACACACAAAGCCGCGTGATTTCTCCGTTTTCTTCCTTGTGAGGAAATTCTCGCAAAATCCCAGATTTCAAAAACGTCTCGACCTGAGCCCGGTGCTTTTTGAAATCGTCGGTTGCTTGTTTGCTTCGCTCGGTATGAATAAACCGCCCCCGCTCTTTTAATCTTCTGTAACCAACCAGGGCCCAATTCAAAATCCCAGACATTTCAGCACGAAACTTTTCTTGGAAGTTAAACTCAATTCCATCTCGATCGATGGGCTTGTCAAAATTGACCTGGATAAAACGACGCTCGAACCCGGCCGAACTATCGGCCGACATTGGCAAGACGTTAGACTCCATCACAACCCGACATTTCGGCCTAAAATCGTAGCCCTGCCCATATTTTACGTCGACCGCCACGGGATCACCCGAAACGATCGCTTTAATTAGACCGATATGTTTTAGCGAGTGACGGGTCAGCTCCTTACAAAGCGCAAGCGATTTACCAACCAACTGCGAACGCATAAAAGCATTGTCTAGCTCAGTGAGCTCGACCGCGACCTTGTTGTCTTCACCAACCAGCCACTCGAGGACATCAACACAAGTCGACTTTCCGGTCCCTCCGTCGCCGTAAAAGAAAAAGAAGCTGTGGTAGTTGATATGAGTCGCCAGGCAATATCCAAAAATCTCTTGAATTTGGTCTCGAGTTTCTTGGTCTTCCTGCCGCTCCCTAAGCCACCCTAACCACTCCGGGCACTCGGCCCCAGGTTCGAAGCGATGCGGAGTCTGGACCGTTGTCAAATGCCCGGCTCGATGAGGCAAAAGTTTCCCGACCGCAACATCTAAAAGACCATTGCGAACCGGAAACATCCCTGATTTCTGACTATTTAGAGCCTCTGGGAAAAAGACCCTTTCGCTCATTGCCAATCGAACCACTGAAGCGACAAGCGCAGAAGTAATAATCGAACCACCACCGCAAGCACAAATCCGCCTCCTGACCTGTCTCTCGATCCAAGTTTTTTCTCGTCGCTTTTCCCAAATTCCGATTGATGGATTCCACTGCCAAAAAGAGTCCCCGCAATAGATCAAGTTTTCGATTTTTACTAAGAGCCTGGCAAGCAAATCCTGATCGACAGACATCCCGCCGTTGTTTCTTAAAACGATACAATCCGAAAACAAGTCGAGCTCTTCGATCCCGGCAAGCTCGGCCTGGTCCATAAGCTTTCGATATTGCTCTTCAATCGTGATCCCAATTTCCCATTCTCCTTCGAGCCAGTCAGAGACGTCCCAACCTGGGCGGGCCTGTTTAGATAAGCTTTCGAGATGAAGCACCCCGACGCGGTCCGCGACCTTGAAAATCTTACGAGCTACCAGGTCAGCCCCTTCTAGCCCTGGCTTGTCAAAATCGGGAATGACGACGACCCACCGGTCCCGGAAATACTCCGCAAATTCGTCACGCCATTTCCCGGCTCCCATTGGCAAACAGGTCGCGACGACCTCAAGCCCCTGAGTCGATAAAGCTTCAAGGTTTTCGACGTCCTTTTCTCCTTCGACCAAGAAGATTGGCTCACATTTTGGAGCGGCCAAAAGCTCGGGCAAATGGTAGGGCACGACCCTGGAATCTTTAAGCGACCAAACAAAGCCCCCTCGAACCGTTGCCGGGTCGTCGTCCTGCTTGGCTGGTCTTCTTTGCCGAAAACTTTTAGGCTCCATCCTAAGCGTTTGGTGGAGCAATTTTCCTTTTTCGTCCTCGTAATCGTATTCTTTAACAATCTCACCAAACCCGCTCGATTTTGGCTTTTCCTTTTTAGGCACCTCGACCCCCTCGAGCCGGTCCGCAAGTGACTTTTTAGGCAGGACGGGCGGAACTTCTTTCGCTGGCTTCCAAGGTTTGCTCGGGCTCGAAGGTTTGCCACCAGTTTCCCAGGGCACCCCGGCAAGCTCGCAATAGAGTTGCATTGCCTCTTTTGTCGGGATTCCTTTCGCGGCCTCAATCAACTTAATTTCATCGCCCCCTTCACCGGTCCCGTGATCCTTCCAAAGCCCCACTCCGTCGCGGGTAAAAACCGAAAACGAGGGCGAATTGTCTTCCCGAAATGGTGAGCAAATCTTTGCCTCTCCTCCGCCGCCTCCCCAGGCTCCGACTTTGTCAGCGCCCTGCAATCCTAAAGCAGAAAACAATCCCCAAATCGGAAGCTTGGCCCGACACGCATCCATGTCCGCCATTAGTTTGACCCTCCTTTTTGGTATGAACGAACCGGCAAAATTTCCCCTTCCCTTTCGATCTCTCGCATCATCACGAGCGACCCGAGTGGCGGAGCAAATTCGCTTCCCTCAATAGTTTCAAATCCAACCGCCTCAAAAAAAGAAATCGACTCTTCCCGCATCCCTCCGGGATTGATTAGGACAAAAGCTCGGTGGCACCCCGCGTCTCGAAGTTCAAAAAGTCCCTGGCGAACTAAAGCCCGGCCAAGCCCGTCCCGTCGATTTCCAGGCGAAACAAAGAGCCGCGTTAAAGTCCCATGGCCCGAAACCGCGCAAAGTTTCGCGGAGATGGTTCCCACGAGCGAACGATATTCCCGCCAGGTAATGAGGACCTCTCGACCGGCCCCAGTTGTGACAATCAATTTTTCAATCATGCCGCCACCCTCTCCATCCAAAACTCAGAGACTCCAAGGAGAGCAGCAAGACGACGACCTCGAAGGTCTTCGAGCTTTAGACCCTCGAGCAGATACCAAACGACCAGTGCACTCTCATCGAGCTCCTCAATCGATTCCTGGCACCGTGACAAAAGCGCCGCTTTCCACTCGGGAGATTCTTTGTCGAGCACCTCGCGACACAACTGGACGCGATTAAAATATTCGTCTTCAAGAAAAACATTATCCGCGATGGCCCAGGGATTCCAGGTCGTCGACCTGGTGACCGGGTCGAATGAAACGACAACCGGCTCGGGCTTTTCCTCAAGCTCCTTTTCTTTCACCTCCTCAAGTTTTGGCTCGACCGATTTACTTCTTCGAGCTCCCAAAGTGACATCGTGCCCCGCCGCTTTTGCCGCCTTTTCAGCCGACTCAATGACCGACCGGTCGACCAACTCGGCCGCCGAGATCTCTCCTCCTCGAACCCCGCCAACCGGGACCAAAACGACCGGGACTCCATGCACCTTCGCCAGGTCTCCCCAGGTTAGTCGCGATTCTTCCTGGCGAGCCGCAAGTCCGCCAATTTGCTCGGTCGCAAGCTTCCATTTTCCGACCCCTTCGCCATACGGCCGAACGTATTGCGACCAGGACTCCGGGTCGCTTAAACCCTCAACATTTTTCCCAGCCTTCGCCTTGTAATCTTCAACAAAAGCATTCCACCGAGATTTCGATTCTCTCGGGACGCGATACCTTTCGTCGATCATTGCCCGAAGAGTTAGCACCGGGACGGGCTCCTCGATCTCGAGAACTTCCTGGACAAATTGCTCGCACTCATTGGAATCGACCTCAAGCAAATCAGGGACCGACGCCAGGGACACGCGACCGGCTCCGACCGCCTCCTGGGCTCCGCCTGGAAGTTTGCCCAAATCAAGCCGGAGTTGCAGCCAGTCGTTTGTTTTGCCTAGCGACTTCGCAAGCTCTTCCCCTCTCACCCCAAGCTCCTCGAGCTCCCGCACTCCCGCGAGCTCTTCGGTCGCCGACAGGTTGGAGCGTTGGATATTCTCGATGAGTTGAATTTTGCCAACCGCTTCGTCACTCAAATCACGAACCCGGCACGGAAGCGATTCCAGTCCCAGGGCTTTGGCGGCCCGGTAACGACGCTCCCCCGCCACGATCTCGTAATAGTCGCAAATTGGACGCACCAGCAAGTACGACAAAACCCCGACCGACTTAATCGAATCCATCAGCTCAAACTGATCGACGTCCCGGAAATCTTTCCGAGGATTTGAATCGGAGGGCCTTAGCCTCGCAATCCTGATTTCCTTAATTTCATCTTGTGTCATTTTTTTATTTCTGTGTTTTTGATTTTTGAAAACTTTCGATGCGAGCCGCCCGGCTCTTTTCCCTTTGTCCGTTCCCCTGTTGCCAGGTTGCCTTGGCCCTTCCCCCCGCCGCTTCGATTGGCGCATTGCATTCCTTCCGCACTCGCTTCGCGGTCCAGGTCCGGCTTTCACCAAAGGCCCTGGCGAGCCCTCTCACCGACCAGCTCTCGAGCTCGGCATGATTAAAAAACCGCCCGATCGCCAGGAGCCGCTTGCCCAAATCTTCCTGGTCTGGATTGTCCCAAAACCAAGAGTCGAGCACTTTGACCACAACCGGCTTTGACTCCCAGCCACCGCATTTTTTGACCGCCCCAAAAAGCGGCACAAATCGAAAGCCCCCACGATGCCCGAAAGCAGCAGCAAGTCGCGCCGCGTTTTCGCCGACCTTGGCCAAATCGTTATTTTTAGCCCACCCCTCGAGCACCAGGTCAAGCATCACGCCAACCACCACGGCCCGAGCCGCGACCGAAGACGAATCCCCTTCCTCAATCCGCTCGAGGATCTCTGCCGGATTCAGCCGAGCATCTCCAAAAGCCGACCAAGCACTCTCTCCGCCGTGCTTTGCATAAGCCGCGTCTAAAACTTCGGCCTCGATGGTGTCTCGACCCGAGCTCATTTTTTGAGATACCTGGCGGCCGCTAAATTATAAACCGCCTGCACCTGGCCGGTCGTGAGCTCGCTCCGACCCATCGCTTTTGAAACAGTCGCTCTGGACCAATACACCCAAGAGTAATGTCGGCCCCCGTAAAAATCCCCGACCCCGGCAGCCGCACAATCACCATATTGGTAGTGAAGCGACGCTCCAACCTGGCGAGGCCACGCATACTTCCGACGACGAGACTTTCCTAAAAGCTCATTTTTTGAGATCCCAAAAATCTCAGTGACCGCCGAAACGACCGCGTCGCTCCATTTTGGAAAGGCTACGGGCACCATCTCAGTTTCATCCAAACGCCCAAGACTCGATCCCGTCCGCCGAAAAGTTTCTTTTCCATCGTAAGTGTTCACTTGGCCCCTCCTTTTCTCCACGCATTCCAAGAATCTTTAGTGACTAACATCCGAGCAGTTCCAGCAACTCGCTTGAGCTCTCCTTCTTGAACGAGCCGCCTAATCGATTGGGCCGAAAGACCAGAACGACGAGAAGCCTCCTCTGCGCTCAAAGGGTCGTCTCTTTCTTCTCTGGGAACCACCAAGCCCTTACGCTCTGCCGCTTCGAGCAAAGCTGGGACCAAGAGCCCAAGAGTTTCCTCACCAATTTCAAGAGACACTTTCATTTTGAAGCCCCTCCCATTTGATTTTTTATTTTCCCAATCAATTCCTCGAGCTCGAGCACTCGCGCAGAAATCGCTTTAGTTTTTGTCTCGCTATTTGAGGCATTGCCCCGCATCTGCTTAACCGTGAGTAGCTCAAACCGGATTAGCTCCAGCTTCATTGATAATAAGTTATTCATAATATTCCCTCTGACGAAATAAGTTTCTCCCAGAGAATTTTGACAGGAACAAGAAAAAACTTCCCCCAAAAGAATTATTTTGTCATTTTGAAGCTATGAAATTCGGAGCGACTGCCCTAAACTCAATCATTTCAAGCTCATTTGACGGGAAGAAAAATAATTTAGCTTTAGCTTCCGGTTGTCTTCCAAATGTCATTACAAAGCTGACAAGTGGACAATTTTTCACTCCACAAACTCTCAGTCTGATTTGTGGAGGTTTGAACGAGGCAGACGCTCGAACCCTCTGCGCGGCCGCTTGTCGGGACTACCTACCCAAGAAATTCCACGAAATCCTAGTCACCGCGACCTCAAAACCAAATCAAAGGACACTTCCGCCGCTTGATGAAAAGACGGAGTCCATCATTTTTGACCTGGCAGACCTCTGCTCGAGAGACACTGGAGCTCGCGAATGGTTGCACCAAATGGCGACCTGGATGTTCGACGAATAACTTCCCCTTTTTGGACCGAGCAACTCGGGGAAAATAAGCGGTGCTTTTTTGGCGGTTTGTCCACCATCCACTAGCCACCCACCTAAAACCCTTATATATATATATATATGTACTATTTCACCCCTTTTATAGGGTTTTATTTAATCCTTAAATTTCTAAGAAATTACCTTGGACAGTTGGACAGATAGAAATAAAACACTAAATAAAAGCAACTTAGACTTTCCACCCACCAAAAAGCTAGGGTGGCCTCTGGTTGGACAAATCACCCTTCGTTGGACAATTTCGGCCAACCTTGTCCACCCAATTAGCCACTCAAAAAGAAACCTCGGCCGCTCGTTGGACAAGATTTCGCAGTAGCAGAATTCGCGCAAAAATGGCCAAAAAAGAGACCATTTAGAGAGCCCGAACCTTTAGGTCAGTTTTTTGCATTTGTAGTGCACTCCTGGGCAGATTACCGGCCGAAAGGTTCCAGGAACGACCAGGGAAAACAGAAAACCAAAAAACCAGGATCATTTCTCCGTTTATAATGCGCTTTTTCT